CCCCGGCTTGGGCTACGACGGCGAAGATAGTCTGACCGGCTTTTCGCCCGTCGGCTACATGGCCCAGGCGCTCGGCATGACGCAAGACGCGGAAGGCTACGGGGCCAACTTCTTCCGCAACAACGCCACGCCGCCCGCCTACATGACCGTGCCGCAAGCGTTGAGCAACGAGGCGCGGAAGAATTTGCAGACCTGGCTCATGGAGTCTTACGGCGGCGTTCGCAACGCCGGCAAGATCGGCGTGCTCGAGCAGGGCGCGGAAATTAAGACCGTCGCGATCAATCACCGGGACATGCAGTTTCTGGAGTTGCGCCAGTATCAGAAGGCCGACATTTGCTCAATCTTCCGCGTGCCGCCGCACATGATCCAGGATCTGACGCGGAGCACCAATAACAACATCGAGCACCAGGGCATCGACTTTGCAACGCATACGATTCGGCCATGGCTGACGCGCATCGAGAAGCGCATCAACTTGCAGTTGTTTGGCCCGCGCGAGGCCACGAATTACTACGCCGAATTCAACATGGACGCCTTGCTGCGGGGCGACGCGGCCAGCCGCGCTAGCTACTACTCGGCCATGCGGAACATTGGCGCGCTCAACGCGAACGAGATCCGCTCAAAGGAAAACATGAACCCATACGACGGCGGCGAGCTGTATTTGGTGCAGGGCGCTATGGTGCCGGTCGCGCAGGCGGGCGCGTTTCAAGGGGGCGCACAATGAATGTAGACCACGCACAGCAGCTACTACTGCAGACGCCGCAATCGCTTCTGTCCTCGCTGCGGCCCGCCGACCTCCTGCAAATGCCGGAAGAGGGCGATAAGGTCGAACTGCCTGGCAAGCGCAAGCGCGACGTGCTGTTTTACTCGGGCGCGAAGGTCGAGCGCGTGGATATGTGGTCGGGCGATATGTACGACCTGTCGTTTGCCATGGACGGCGGCGACGTTACGCAGCTGGCGGGCAAGCCCGTCCTTGACGGTCACCAGCAACATGAAGTCGACTATGTCCTCGGCGTGGTGGAGAATCCGCGGCGCACCCGTCGCGGCTACGAAGCGACGCTGCGGTTCTCCGACCGGGAAGATGTTGCGCCGGTCTGGCAGGACATCGAGGACGGCATTCTTACCAGCGTGTCGATGGGCGTTCAGATCGTTGAAATGACCCAGGCGCCGGATTCGACGGTCAAGCGGCCACACCTGCTGGCGAGCAAGTGGAGACCGTTTGAGATCTCCATTGTGCCTATTGGGGCCGACCCCGGAGCCAAATTTTTGTCGGCCAGCCTCTCGGCGGCCAAACGAATTTCTACCGCGCCCAGCGCGGCTGAAAACCACGCCCGGCACGAGCTGGCGCTGCGAGAGCGGCGTTGGCGGGTGCTAGGCAGATAAGGAGCACAACATGACTAAACGAGAACTTCTCGCGAATGTCTCCGCGCTGGAAACCGATTACAGCGCATTACTGGCGGCCTCTGCGGTCGCCGCCGACCCGGTCGCGCATCTTGCTACCGTGGACGCCAAAGAATCCGAACTGAAGTCCATCCGCGAGCAGTTGGCGGCGGTCGAGGCGCTCGAAGCGCGGGCCAAGCAGAACGTGACTCGTGAGCCTGCTCGCGTTACCAGCGACAACGAAGCGAAGCGGCCCTGGGCCAGCTTCGGCGAGAACCTCCAGGCCATCGCTTTTGCTCAGTCCCCTGCTGGCTCGTTTCAGGGCCTCGGTGGCAAGGTTGACAAGCGACTCTTCGAGACGCTGACCGGCACCGGCTCTTCGGCCAGCATTCCGGCCGACGGCGGCTTTGCCATTGCGACGGCGTTTTCCGACCTGCTGCTGCGGCGGGCCCGCGAAACGGCTAGGATCTTCCCGCTGGTGAACGAGATCCCGATGGACGAAGGTTCTGACTCCATCGACTTGCCGTACATCGACCAGACCAGCCGCGCCAACGGTTCGCGTTGGGGCGGCGTCCAGGCGTACTGGACCGGCGAAGCTGACGCGCCGACGGCCACCAAGCCCAGATTTGCGCGCCACGAATTGCGGCTGGAATCGCTGAAGTGTTTGACTTATGCCACGGAGCGCCTGCTCCGCAATGCAACGGCCATGGGCGCGGTGCTGGAAAATGCTTTCGCCTCCGAGATTGCGTTTAAACTGGATGACGCCATTTGGCGCGGCAACGGTGCTGGTATGCCGCTCGGCTTTAGCGTCCAGAACTACGGCGCGCAGTTGCTCGTGCAGGTTGCCAAGAAGTCCGGTCAGGCGGCTGACACGTTCGTGATTGAAAACGCGACCGCCATGTTGTCGCGCCTGCTGCGCGACCCCGGCGACCGCATCGCTTGGTTTTGCAATCCGGACACTATCGGTCAATTCCCGCTGCTGACCGTGGGAACCCAGCCGGTGTTCCTGCCGAATAACAGCGCAGTTGGTTCCATGCAGTACGGCACCTTCTTTGGTTTCCCGGTGATTGTTGTCGAGCAGGCCGAGACGCTTGGCGACGCCGGGGACATTGTGCTTGCCAACATGAGCAAGTACGTCATGATTACGCAGGGCGGCCTTCGCGCCGCGCAGTCGATGCACGTTCGGTTCATCTTCGACGAGATGACGTTTAAGTGGAGCTTTGACGCCAACGGCCAGAGCAGCGTCAAGCAGCCTATCACTGCGTTTAAGGGTCCGAATTCCTTGTCGCCCTTCGTGACGACTGCGGCCCGCGCCTAAACATAAAACCGGAGCGGGCGGCGCAAGTCGCCCGCACTAAGGAGACCCAACATGCCTCGTTACGAATTACTCAACAATTTGCACTTTATCAAGGGACTCGATCCCGTGGCCGACGCCTTTGCGGGCACAGTTACTTCGGACGTTGTGAGTCTGGAAAATCACGAAAGTGCCATCTTTCTGGTGTACAAGGGAGTTGGCACAACTGGCACGTCGACAATTACTGTCGAGGCGTGCGACGACTTTGTCCCGACCAACACCAGCGCTGTGGGCTTTCTGAGCAAGTCCATCACGTCGACGGACGTTCAGGGCGCTATGACGACCCGCGCGGCGGCCGGTTTTACCACGACCGCTGGTAGCAGCCAGATTTACGCCATTCAGGTGAACGTCGAAGAGCTGGTCGCCAGCGGCTACCCTTGCGTCCGTCTGAAATGCGTCGAGGTTGTCGATTCGCCTGTTTTGGGCGGCATCGCTATCGCTCTGGCTGGCCCGCGCTTCGGCGGATCTGCTACCGCAACCGAGATTGCCTAACACATGGATTTACGTCTCCAGCTCGTAACCGGCCCGACCGGCTATCCGCTCGAAGCGGCTGACCTCGAAGCGCACTCCCGCGCCATGGGCCAGCCGCTAGAGCAGCTGGAGCCGTATTTGTTTGCGGCAACGGATCACATCGAAACGATCACCAACCGCCGCTGTCTGACGCAGACCTGGAAGATGTTCCTGGACTGCTTTCCGGGCAGCGGCGTTATCCACTTACCCTACTCGCCGCTGGTGTCGGTGGCGCACGTCAAATACACGGACTCGACCGGCACACAGCGGACGTTTGCGGCAACCGAGTACGGCGTATCGACGGCGCGCACGCCGGGGGCCATCGTTCTGGAGTATCAGAAGGATTGGCCTACCGACACGCTCCGCAACACCGATCCTGTCGAAGTGCAGTTTACGTGCGGGTACGGGTTGCCGACACAGGTACCACACCAACTGCGCCAGGCGATTCGTATGTTGGCGGCGCATTTTTACGAGCATCGCGAGGCCGTCATCATCGGGACGACCTCCGCGATTGACGAAAAGGAACTGCCGTTTGCGGTCTCGGCGCTGATTGCGCCGTTCCGGGTGTGGTTATGAGGGCAGGCGCTTTGAAACATTTAATCATCATCCAAGAGCCGACCATCGCCGTGGACTCCAACGGCGACCGCACCGACACATGGACCGAGTACGCGACGACCTGGGCGAGCATCGAGACCGGCAACGGGCGCGAGTTTTTCGCGGCGCGGCAGGTCATGGCCGACCTTACGCACACCATTCGGCTGCGCTACGTCGAGGACCTGAAGCCCGAGATGCGCGTGAAGTACGTCGACCAGAAGACTGGGAAGACGCGCTACTTTAACATTCGCACGATCCTGAACCCCGATGAGCGCAACGAAATGCTTGTGATGCAGGCGCTGGAGGTGCTGATCTAATGGCACGCGCGCGGAATATCAGAGTTGAGGGCCTCGACGAACTGACGCAGCAGTTTGCAAAGCTCATGGCCACGGCCGAAGGCCCGGCGCTGCAAGACGCCATTCTGCAGGGCGCGCGCATGCTTGAAGATGAGGTTGAGCGCCGAGCGCCGATTGCGTCTTATCCGACTCATCGCTTCGGCGCGATCCGTAATCCTGGGGATCTGAAAAAGTCGGTCAAGTCGGCCAAAGGCCGCAAGTACAAATTTTTTCTGCAGGCCTACACGTTTACGTTGAAGGATTTGGCGCCGCACGCCTTTATGGTTGAGTTTGGCACCAAGGCTCGCACGATTCAGGGCAAGAAGATGCGGATCCGCGGCGCGGCGTTCTCGTGGCTGGCGCGGCTCGGCGACCAGGTCCGCACAAAGATTCAGCACCCCGGCGCACGGCCCGCGTTTTTCTTTCGCGACTCCATCAAGGCGAAGCGCCTGCAGATCAAGCGACTGATCGAAGCCCGCGCCAGGGCCGCGTTTGAAGCGATTGCGAGGGCCGCATGAGGCTCTACCAGGCTTTGTACAAGTATTTGCAGACGCAAGCGCCAGTAACGGCGCTGGTGGGCACGCGGGTATACGACGCGCACGCCGACCAAGGCCGGGCCACTAAGTACCCGTGCGTCGTCATTGAAATGATCGACGACCAGCAGTTTCATTCCATCGGGGCGAATCCGACGGCAACGCGCCGGCCAGTCAACTTTTACTGCATGGCGCAGGGCAACGGCAAGGCCAGCGACGACCTGGCCGACATCGTCTACACCGCCATCATGGGTCAGGAAGCGGCCATCACCATGGCCAGCGGCCTCACAGTTCGTAGCACGCATCTCAATGGGCGCAGAAACGAGTACGAAGACGCGCTCGAAACCGACAAACAACTTTACGCGACGGTCGTAGAATTTGACATTATCCACGACGTCTAAGGAGCACACATGGCAATTTTAGCGGGCAACGCAGGCAGTTTCCGACTCACCACCAACACAGTGCTGGAGATCGACACATGGACGCTGGACGTGTCGACCGGCCTCGAAGAGACGCAGTCTTTCGGCGACACGTGGAAGGAAAGGACTGCTACCATCCGCGAGTTTAGCGGCACGGCCTCTGGCCGCTTTGATAACGCTGACACCAACGGTCACGTGGCGCTGAATACGGCGTTCTTGGGCGGCACGACGGTCAGTGCGCGGTTCTACATCAACGGCACCAACTACTACAGCGGCACTGCCTTTGTGCAGGCGTCGATCAATGCCAGCGAGAACGGGCTGGTGACTGCCAGCTATACCTTTACCGGCAGCGGCGCGCTGACGTACACCTAGACCTAGGAGGCCACCATGGCAGTTCTCGCAGGCCGCAACGCAGACATTTACCTCGCCACGGGGGCGGGCACCAGCATGACCGGGCAGGCGACGACCGCATTGGGCGGCGGCGTCTACCAGATCACGCTGGCCGCCCGCCGGGCGATCAATCCCAACGCCTCGCTGACCGTCTTGGACGGCGCGACCACCGTTTCCCCAGCGTTCTACCAAGTGGCTTGGGGCAATGGAAAGATCGTGTTCCCGACCTACACGCCGACAGGCGCAATCACCGTCACCGGCTCGTTCTTGACGCTGTCCAAGGCGGCGCAGGGCACCGACTGGACACTCGATATCACTCCGACGCTTGAAGAGGTCCAAGTGTTCGGCGACGCCTGGAAGTCGCGGGCCGTCGTGCAGCGTGAGGGTACTTGTACCTTTGGCCGGTTTTACGACGACGCGTACTTTGTCACGAACTCGGCCAGCTACTACGTGATCGACCTTTACGCCGACTTCTCCAACACCGTCCGTTGGCGCTTCGGCGCGTCGCAATCGTCGGTTGGTATTAGCGTCGGCGAGAACGAGATCATCCGCGAGAACGTATCTTTCTCGACCATCGGAATCGTAGACTATTAGGTATGAAGACCCTTGCCGACCGCATCTTAGCGGTGCAACTTAAAACGGAAGTGATCGACGTGCCCGAATGGGACGCGAAGATTGGAATCACCGAGATGGACGCTGGCCAACGCATCCGTTTCGGAGAAGATGCGAAGCGCACACCGGCGCTTGCCATGGTGCGGCTGTTGATCGCTTCGGCGTTTGACCCGGAGACGGGCAAGC